ATACCATAGGCACTGAGGCTGAAACTGCTGACGGGGAATTACTAGGACAGATATGGTGGAGTGGTGTTAATACTGGTGGTAGTTTTCAGCAAGGTGCTAGCTTAGAAGTAGTTCAGGTTGGTGCTTCAGGGGCTACCTACCAAGGCATGAGAATGATGTTAAGTGCTTCTACCTCAACCGCTGGTGAGAATCTTGGTGGTCTTAACTTAAATCCAAATGGTACGGTAGGAATAGCTGAATGGCCTGACGCTAATGGCCCGTCTATGGAATTTTTTAGTGCTAATAGAGGTAGCGCTGGCTTGTTGTTTGACGCAGTATTTACAAGTGGCGGTAGCCCTTGGTCGTCCCTTGATCTGGGTTCAAACTACATGATTTACAAGACCAACGACGCCTTAGATTTTTCTTTCGACTCCGGAATTACGGTCGGCGATCCTATAAACTGGACTATGGGATTTAGAATAGATGCTATAAATGATTTGCTTTCTGTCGGCTTAACTAGAGAATGGCACAATAGCGTATATCATAATCAGAGCGCTCAGTCAGTAGCTGATGACGCCTTAATTACCTTGCCAGCCGATCAGTCAGGAATATTATTCGTAAAGGTTGAGGATGGTGAGTGGGCTATGTGTAGCGTAAATACTGATGGCGCTGTAGAGTTGATACAGAACTCAGCTAACGTAGTGAATACTGATACTGACGCTAATCTCTGTATTTATGACGGTGGTGGAACGAGTGCAGTTATAAAAAATAGACTAGGGGATTCAAAGATAATTATGTATTTCTTCCTTAATCAATAGAATGTCAATAAACTTCAATAACAATAAAATAAAGATTACTGATCTTGGCGGAATTCAAAAGTTGTTTTGCATTTCAATTAAACGTATAAATAATTAATATAATCACATGGCAATAAAAAAAGGTTTTACACATGGAAATGGCACAGAATATCCAGAGGCTTATCATCGAGTAATTAGCTGGAAGTTCGATATTATCAATGAGTATTTCTGTATTAATGTTTACGTCTACGCTGGAAAAGATAATAGGGACAAGGATGAAAAGAGGTACATTGAGAGGAGAGAATTTAATAGTGACATGTTGAGTCGCAGAAAAGACATCTCCTCATACTTCACTCTAGACACCCTTGCTAAAGGAGATGATAGAGATCAGTGTTATAAATTCCTGACTGATAAGGTTAAGGAATACAAGGATACTAAGGAATACTAAAAAGTGTGGATAACTATCGAGGATAATCATCGTGGTAAAATAAAGTATTATTATTAAAGATCAATAATGAAAAAGGTCTACAATCTCGACAAAGAGCTAAAAAATCTCGATGAAAGCCCCCATGAGGTGGCCGTCGATAAAGAGGGAACAATGGTTATTGTTAAGGTACGGAGAGTTCTAGCTGGCTTGCTAGTCCTCAACCCAGAACAAGGACAGAAAATTGCACCGGATGTAAGTATGAGACGCTATGATTTAGCTAGGCTATTATTTAAAGATGATAAGGAGTTGGTTACTGTAGAGCTTGATGATGAGGATTATAAATGGATACGAGAAAAACTAACCACATTATCCCCATTAGAAGGCGGACAAGTGCTTAAACTTATGGACGATGACGGTAAAAAAGATAATAAAGAATAATGGCAATGAATGCTACCCCAACAAGCAAGGATGCGAATAGTTATGTATCTCTAGCGGAAGCTACTGCTTATTTTGATGTGCATCCACTCGGTAGTAATTGGACTGGCACTGATGAGGCCATGGAAGCTGCCCTAATATTTTCTACCAAGCTGATAGATACTTTTCGTTTCCATGGATTTAGAATAGATGCTAGACAAAAGTTAAAATTTCCAAGATCAGACTCTAGTGAGCAATTCTCCGGAAACATCGAGACCGTAACAAGTCAAACCGTATTAATTGATACTGATCTCGCCAATAGGTCTTTATACAGTGATGATTTCTGGGTTTATGCTGGTATAGAGATGACGACTGGTAATGGAGCTTATCAGACTAGACTAATAACAGACTTTGATATTGCCACAGGCACAATAACACTAGAATCTGTGTTTACCGGCAATGTAGTAACATCAGATAGCTTTACGCTTACACAAGAAATAATAGAAGATGTCAAGTATGCTACTTGTGAAATAGCCTATGAGTACATCAATAATATTGACTATTTTAATTATGATCCTCGTGTAAGTGAGTACAAAGTTGGCGATGTTAGTGAGAAGTTTGGCTCAGGCGGTGCTGGATCTAGTGCTACCTATGATCTGCCAGCGAAAGCATGGAAATATTTGCAACCTTATATAAAAATAACTCAGCGACGTGTTGTCTAATTATCTTAACCAGGAGATAACAATCTATCCTCTATCTAGTCACAATGAATATGGCGACCCTTCATATTCCGCTGGCACTACTGTTAAGGCGAGGGTTGAAGATGTGAGAGAGATTATAGAAGACTTGAATGGTGATAATATTGAGTCCACTGGTAGATTCTGGGTACTTCCTGGTGTGGTAGTTGAGGACGACTATAAAATAACCTATGAGGGTATTGATTATAGGGCTATTACAAAGTATGTCGGGTATCGTACCCGCCAGAAATGGCATAAGAAGGTTTATCTACAAAAATGGGATTCTCAATAAAGAAAAATACTATCAAGATCAACCTTGATAATATAGATAGAAAGACTCAAGCTGTTATGAAGAAAGCCGTCTTTGAGGGTGGTGAAGAGGTATTAAGGCAATCCTCTCGGCAGGTTCCTTTAGATACTGGTGCATTGAAAGACACTGGCAAAGTAAAAAAGAAAGGAGAGTTTGAGGTACATATCAAATATAATACGCCGTATGCAGTAAGATGGCATGAGAATAATGCAAATTTCAAGCATGGCAGGAAGAGTAAGTACTTATCAGATCCCCTCCGTGACTTCACCCCAAGATTTATATCATTCCTTAAAAACAAGTTGCGTAATGTAATATAATGGCTTTACTAGAAAAAGATCTAGCTGAATATTTAGAAGATGAGGGTATAGGTACGGTCGGTACTGATATTTTCATTGGCCAGCAGAATACAACTACCCCTAAGACGTGTGTTATAATAAACAAGGTAGGTGGTGATGGCGATAATAGAGACATGGCTTTTATCAATGCGGAAGTCTCTATCATTGCTAGGTCAGATGATTATGCGTCGGCACATAATTTAATTGAAGATGTACGAACTGCAATCACAAGGACTATTAATCAATCTCTCGGTAGCGGGCGTAAGTATGTTATGTTTATTCATAGTACTAATGATCGTACCGATCTGGGTCGTGATGTCAATGGTCTCGTCGAGAGCTTTCAAAACTATGCTGTGAGATACAGAGACCCTGTTTAGTATATCTCTAACATCCGTAGGGCGATGTTAGAGGCATATTATGCCTCTCTCATGCAGTTGGTGTGGTATCACCGTAGCACACCAACTGTACAAGACTTATTAGTAATTAAATATAATGGCAAGAGACATTTCCAAAGTTACTATTGGAGCATGTCAAATTACTTATGGAGGCGTCGATCTTGGACACACCCAGGGTGCTATTGAATTTGAAATAGCCCGTGAGACTGCCGACATAAGAGTAAATGAGCATGCTGCTATGGTTGACAAGGGTCTGGTTTCAGAAGAGGTAACAATTACAATCCCTCTAGCAGAAACTGACTACGACAAATTAAAAGAGGCTTTTCCACTAAGCAAGAGTGGCGGTACTTCTACTAAGTTGCCTTTTGGCAATCGTGCAGGAGAAACATATCGATCTGGAGCCGGAGCATTAGTATTACACCCTCTAGCGTTAGACGCTGATACCACAGAAGACTTTACTTTGTTAAAGGCTATCTGTCATGGATCAGTTTCGTTCTCGATGGATAATGAAAATCAGAGAATATACAGCGTAGAGTTCACCGCACTAGCAGACGAGACTAGTGGTGATGGTACTTATGTTGGATATTTTGGCACAGCTTAATAATTAAAAAAGACACATGGGCAATGAAAAATTAGATCTTACGCAGTATATTGATCCTAAAGGTTCTGACAAGGCAATCACTATTGATGGAAAAGATTATGAGGTCAAGACTAAAGACAATCTAACCATTCAGGAATTGGATGGTATTACCTATCTTCAGGGAAAGAAAAAAGATCAATATTCTTCTGAAGATATGCTTAATATTCTAGCTACTTATATCAAGGACGTCCCGGTGGATAGACTTAAATGTTTAACTATTACTGGACTAAAGAAGATCCTCGATTTTATGGAAGTAACAGAAAAAAATGGTGATAATAGAGACAATAGCGAGGCTAAGTAGATTCTATAGTTTTTCATTCAAGGAGTGTTGCAAGCTAACCGTAAAACAAGCTAATAAGCTAATTGAGCTTATGGATGTAATACGGAAAGAGGAGATGAGAGATATGATAGTTATATCTTCCTACCCTCATTCTGATAAGCAACAACAAAGGAAGGTTATCAATAATCTTTCAACCCCAGTGAACAACACTCCTCAGGAGGGTATAGATGCTCTAAAAAGCAGTGGATTATTTAAGAAGAAGTAATGGTAATGAATGCTGGCGTACTTGTCGCTAAATTAAAATTAGATACTACAGATTTTGTCAAAGGAACCAATGAAGCTGGTAAGACCATGACAAATTTTTCTGATAAAGCTAAGAAGTCTGGAAAGAGCATGATGGTTACTGGTGGTATTATGACCGCTGCAATTGGTGCCGTAGCATGGAAAACATTGACCGCTGCTTCGGAAGTAGAGGAGATGCAGTCAAAATTCAATGCTGTTTTTAAGGATCTATCTGGTGAAACGGAAGAATGGGCGACTAACCACGCAGAGAAAATTGGTCGTTCTCGTTTTGATTTGATGAGATATTTAGCTACCCTGCAAGATACATTTGTTCCTCTTGGTTTTGCCCGTGATAAAGCCGCTGAAATGTCAAAGGAGATTGTATCATTATCAGAAGATTTAGGATCATTTAATGATATACCTACTCAGCAAGTTGTTGAGGATATGCAGAGTGCCTTAGTAGGTAATACTGAAACTCTTAGGAAGTACGGTATTGTCGCTACGCAGACAGCCATAGACCAGAAAGCCCTTGAGTTGGGATTGGATTTTACTAAGGGTAAAATGGATGCTCAAACTAAAGCTGCCGCTATCATGGCTATTGCTCTTGATAGTACAACAGATGCTCAGGGTGATGCAGCAAGAACGTCAGAAAGTTTTGCTAACAAAATGAAAGCCCTAGAGGCAGATGTGTTAGATGCTAAGGTTGCTATTGGTAATGCTTTAATACCAGTCGTGCTGACACTTGTTGAAAAGATAACCCCAGTCATAAGTGGTCTGACTGAGTGGGCGCAGAAAAACCCAGAACTGGTAAAGTGGATATTTATTATAATCGCAGCAGTAGGCGTATTAATATTAGTTCTCGGAGTATTAGTATTTATACTTGGTATCTTATTAAGTCCATTTATTCTAGTAGCCATAGTCATTGCTGCCATAATCGCAGCAGTCGTTCTATTGACAATAGTCATTATCAAGAATTGGGACAAGATAAAGGCCTTTACTATAGCTATTTGGAATGCTGTTAAGGAAGCCATTATTGCAGCATGGGAAGCTGTCAAAAACGCCTTCAAGGCTGCTTGGGAGTTCATAAAAAGAACAATGAGACTGATATTCGATTTAATACTAGCATGGCCATTTATCATGGCGTATGTCTTTGGTCAAATTGTAGGATTCTTCATAGCCCTCCCTGGACGCATCGCTGCCTTTATAAAGTTTATGATTGAGTTCCTGCCTAAGCTATGGGAAACAGTCAAGACTAAGGCCATAGCGGCATTCAAGGCCATGGTTGACGCTATAGTTAACTTCTTTAAAAACCTACCAGAGAATATCATCAAATTGAAAGACACGCTAGTTGAGAAAGTTAAAAGTATGTTTGAGGAAGTAAAGGAGGGTGGCAAAAGCAAGATAAGGGAAATGGTTGATGACATAGTCAACTTCGTAAAAGAACTCCCCCAAAAAATAGCAGGAGCTATTAAAGAAGCTGTCGGTATGATAGGCGACATAGCTGGTAAAGTGTCCGGTGCATTTAGTGCAGGTGTCCAAAGCCAGACGCAGATGGCTGCCGGTGGTATTGTCAGAGAGCCAACTAAAGCGCTTATTGGTGAGGGAGGATCAGAGATGATATTGCCTCTATCCGGTACAAGGAATGTTACTAATAATGTAACCTTCAATAATTCTGTTCGTGGTGATAACGATATAAACATAATAGCCCAACAGGTTCAGCGAGTAATTGGTCGTGACAGTGAACTACAAGCAGAGGGCGTAACAACATAACATGGCAACTACAATAACCTACAATTCTTATTCACTAACAACCAGCCTAGATGCTGATCCGTCTATAACTTCTAGGATTGTTGATATTTATAATTCTCCGGCTGATAAGGTGCAATCAGAAAGTATCGCCACTAGAAATGGTAGTAAGTTTTTGGCTAGATATTACGAAAGCAAGATAATGAGAGTGGAGGGGAATATCAGAGCATCATCCCAGTCCGGATTACAAGCAGCCATTGATGACTTTCATAAAAACCTAAGCCCAGAAGAGAATAATCTTGACATTGGCTACGCTGACGGTTCAACTAGAAGATACGTGGTAACTCCTATGGCTGTATCAATAGCTCAGAGTGGCGGTAATGTTAAGTATGTCCCATTCACAGTTGATTTTCTATGTTCCGACCCTTTTGGTAAAGCGACGTCAACAACGACTATTACTCATGCTGGCATAACGTCATCACCATCTTCTCACAATGATAGTTTTACTGGATCTGCTCCTATGCTTCCTACTATTACTATTGACGTCAACTCAGAGACCAACATGACTCAGATAATGGTTGAGCATACATTCGGATCTGCCACTGAGAGAGTAATTATAAACCCATCAGGAGGATTCGCTGCCTCTGATACTGTAGTGGTAAATTGTAATACCGCCACGGTGACTATAAATGGCAATCCATCTGACTATACCGGTTATCCATTGCAATATAGGGGAGGAACTAATAATACTACGCTGACGGTTACTGATACTGGTGCATTCGATGTTGATATGGAGATAGTGTATACGGCAGCATACTTATAATTATGGCCATAATTAAAAAGAGATATTTATATAAAGTATTCAATACGGCAGGAGAATATATCACTACGATAAACCCTGGCGATATTATGACTGACATTAGTTATACTACTGCAATCAACGGAGGTGTTGGAGAGATGGCGTTTAATCTTGCGAGACCAGCTAGAAACTTTGGAGAGCTTGAAGACATAGGTCTTAACCATCAGATAAAGGTTTATTGTTACGATGTTGATACTGGGTTTACTGGCAGCGAGGTCTTGGTGTTTGATGGCTATATTTCCCGCTACGAAACTATAGAAGGTGACTATGCCACCAACGTTAAAATAACATGTCTTGGCTGGATGGCAGAATTAGATCGTATATTCTTATTAGACGGTAACAATACTACCGTTACTTATTCCTCAGTTGATCCAGGTAATATATTCAAGGACGTACTTGATAAGTTTGTGGCTAGAGGCGGGACTGTTAATTATGATGGCTCTAGTGTCGATCTTATTGGGGATCCTGAGTCGTATAAATTCAATACGGCCACCTCACTAGAAGCGCTCAACAAATGCCTTGAGATAGCTCCTGCTGATTGGTATTGGACAGTAAGGCCAGATAGTATCGCTGAATTTAAACAATTATCACCAACACCTGATTTCTATCTCAGAGTTGGTAAGAATGTGAAGATTATAAATATAGAGAAGAGAGTTGAAAACATAACCAACCGCGTTTATTTTACTGGAGGAGATATAGCAGGGACGCCTCTATTTAAAAAGTACGAGCGCACGAGTTCGGAGAGTACATGGGGTACTTACGAAAAGAAGATAGTTGATGGTCGTGTTATTTTAAACGATACAGCAGAAACAATGTCAACGAGGGTATTAGACGCTAATGATGCACCAGATACACGGATAACAGCTACTATCACCGACAATAACGGTGTGGATGACGATCTTGGCTATGACATAGAGTCATTAAGGGTTGGCGATACCATAAGACTACAGGGATACAACCGCAAGGGCTTTACACGTTGGGATGAGGCGCGTTGGGATATTGACTATTGGGATTTTGCTCTACCTGACTTGACAACTACTAACTTATTTATTGTTAAAATTACATATACCCCCAATTATGCTACAATTGAGATGACTACTCGATTACCGGACATTGCTAGACGTGTTGAAATAATCAATAGAAACCTAGTCGATAGTCAGACTCAAGATAACCCAACAGCGCCAAGTTAAACTATGAAAGATAATATTATACAACATAATAATAAGCATTACCCCTTTGGCATTTGTTCTGTCCCTGGTTGTAAGGTTGTCATTGCTAAAAAGCGAATGGCAGATGATGGCATACCCGTAGTACAAAGATTGAATAATTATAGGGAGCTATTTATGCAGAGAGGTGGGGGATACACCAGAATGTCCGTCTGTGATAAATGCTACAAAGAGCCACATAAACATGAAGAGGCTGTCTTTGACAATTATAAGAAGTGGCGTATTGGCCTACAAGACAAGATGGCTGAGAATGAGGAGATTTGTCAGAATACTAAGGATGTTCATAAAAAGCAGATCAATGATCTTAGGGTTGGGATTCTATATAACTCAAGAGTAGTAGCCAGACGCAAGTCTCTTGAGGCTAGAAAAGCTAGGGCAGATATTATTAATAAAACATAATGCTCTATACAGACCTAATAGATTTCGTTCCAAATACAATAATTTATTCAGCCGAGGTTGACTCTAACTTCGAGGACTCTGTTGATTATACGAATACTGATCATCACAGTGATACCGACGGCACAGAAGTACATCATGGCAATGGTATCAGTAATTATAATGCTAATTCTAGTTATCGACATATTACTGATACGCAGAAAGGACATTACGATACTGCCTATACTCATAGTCAGATAACCGGATCAAACCCTCATCAAACCGATCACGAAGATCTGGATAATATCGGTGATAATAATCATCACTTCAAGCCATTGATGTCTAATAATGGTGGTGCTACTCCAACAAACCTTGCCAATGACGGAACAACTTACACCGATTTTGAAGTGTGTAGTGTAACCCCAGCGACGGCTTCTGGTAAGATATTTGTTTATGCTAGTGCTGATGTACAAATGAAAGATACTGGTGGCACCCCAGCAGCCGATCAAGATGTCAGATTGAGAATAGCTATTAATATAGCTGGAGGCGGATATGTTTCATACTTGAACAATAGGAACTCGCCAGCTAGTTATGGATTTTCTGGTTTTAATCTACTTCTAACTGTCAATGGATATTCACCGCATAGCGGCGCTGCGGCCACGAGTCTATACCAATTCAAAATGCAAATGGTTGGCGACGGTGGTGGCGCAGATTGTCATGTTGTTGGTAGATATATACACGCTATTTGGATCCCTAATACATAAATATGAAAGTAGAAGATTTTAAGAAACTTAGCGCAGAAGATCAATTAAAGGCTATGGCTGATAGTAGTAATATTGAATATGATACGAATAATAAGACTTTGAAAAAGTTTATTTGCCAAATCATATTGCTGATAGTGAGATGACGTTGGAGCAAGCCATTGAAAATCTATATTGGAAAGTGTTTAATAAAAAGTTAAAATTAAAATAGTAATATGGATGTAGACGTAATACAAATTATGCTTGCGAATATGGAGGATATGAGTATGCATATAGCAGTCTTGAATGATGAGTTGGGTGGTGTAGAGGTTGAGGTAGCAAGAATATCTCAAGATGTAGCTTGGTTGACCAAGTCATTTTGGATAGTTATAACTGGAATAGTTGGCACTCTGACAGCTTCGATCTGGCAAATAGTTATCACTAAAAAGAATGGTAAGAAATGATGACCTACGTTGATGGCGACACGTTCTGGGGCATACTGATATGGGGTGGCATTCTAATTATATATACATTATTAATAATGAGATGATGCAAGCAAGATATCCTTTAGACAATTGGACACAGCTACAGACAGGTTATAGATTTGGACAACGTACATGGTATGGAGCGAGACACCTAGGTATAGATAAGATATGTGCTAGAGGAACTTCTATCTATGCACCACTAGACGGTAGAGTAACTCGTCATGCGTGGGGTACACAGGGTGGTAAGACTATCTACTTCGAGGATGTTAATGGACACTTGCACAGGTTCATGCACTGCATGGAGTATGGCTCACTAGGTAACGTAAAGGGTGGTCAGTATATAGGTAAGACTGGTAACACAGGAGCTTTTACGACTGCTCCTCATTTGCACTGGGATGTTAGCAAAGGCAAGAGGCTAGTGCTAAACTTCAATAACTTTATAGACCCAGTTAGATATATGAATAAAGTAATAGCTAATAATATTAAACCAAGCTTTATGACAGGA